TTTTTTTTATCGCCTCATACTTGCAGCATCAACTGCAGCTTGCTTATTATCTTTACGTACTGGCATTAAGTTTGATTTATGAGTAACAACTATGCCAGCTATTTCATTACCTGTATATTTGACGGCATCTTTCTTTGTGCCATTTGAACAAATATTATCCGATGTAACACGAGGACCACAACTTAAATCAGGCAATTGATTTTTATGTTTAGCTGTTGACTTACCTACACCTAACTGTTTTAAGAACTTTTCGTGTTCTGCTTCAGCTTTCCTAAGCTTTTTAGATTTATGCCCAGGCTTACGGCGCTTACCAGTGCCGTGAACCTGAACTCCTCTAATCATATGCATTGACATTAAGCACGACTCCTTTGAAATTTTGACATGATATTATCATACCATTCAGGATTTTTATTTTTAAGGATATTGAGTGGAGCGCTGTCAAGGCAATCTTTACTACGAGCTTCAGCATACTCTTCAACAGTATGAGATTTGATTAGTTCGGTTAAGAATTTAGCTTTAGTAAAAGGACCTTTATACTTGAAGCGAGCAATGAAAAGTTCCATTGGCATACCGATACGTGAAGGATGAATATTATCCTTGCCATACACTTCATCATATGTTGGCTGGCCTTTATATGGTCCTTTATATTCTAAGTAGCCGCCATGATATGTGAAGTTTTTTCTGATAAACTTAGTCATTACAATCTCCTTAACATTTGATATAACTATTCTACCACAGTTAAAACCAAATGTAAAGGAAAAAGTTTACTTTAAAAACAAATATTTGTGATTTTTATTTCTTGTCCATATTGTATGGCCAAGTGCCTGTTGGCATCCATGTTTTACTATTAGACCATGCGTGTTCTAACATGGAAAAACGTGACCAACTGCCGCCTTGTTTATTTAAAAATTTTATCCAGGCAATAAAGTTTCTAATTCTATTCATCTTCTTCATCTTTAGATTTATATGCCCATTCATCAGTATGTCCTACTGACCATTTTGGCTCATCTTCTACACAGTAATTCTGAGTACAAACTTTAAAATCTGGTGTTTTTAATTTATCTGGTGTCAAAGAACTATCTCGCCATATGATTCTATTGTTTGGCTGTGCTGCAAATTGACCATTATCTAAACGTAAAACATTGAATGATTTGTGCTCAGGATCGTGCTCACTAAAATTAGTGTCAAGGACAGATATATCGCGATGACAATTGTCTATTGTAAATTCATATTCTCCACCGTGCATTTTTTTATCTTTACCGAAAAACTCAGCTCTACATAAAATTGGTTTTTCTATGACAGTAAGATCATAATCAAAACAATCCCAAAGCTGGAGAGTGTCAAGCGGCAGAAGTTCGCCGTGATCAGTCTTCCAAACAAAAGCTGAGATAGGAAGTTTGTCAAACAATGCGCCGTATTCTGTCAATAGTGTTTCAAAATATAATGCTTTGTATTTTGTAGACTTAACACTAATCCATATACCGGGTGTAAATTCGCCATGCCCATGTTCGAGATCATAGAGATACTCTTTTCGAACATAGACATGGACTGGGGGGAGCGGATGTATTAAAAATGCCATGATATTATATATTATCCTTTTTCTTTTCAACTTCAGGTATTCTTAAAACTTTATGTGCAAACCATTTAAGAATTCTTTTAACACCATTGACAATCCATTCATTAAAGAAATGTCTAAGGATTCTAACAATAATAAGAATAGGTGAGTAAAGAACATCAAAGACGACTAGAAGAAGATCAACAATCAAGTCGATCATGCTGTCTACATTCCACAGCTCTTTTAGTCTCTTTTTAAATTTGGTTCTTGTTTTCTTAAACATTAATCGCTATTGAGTGGGTTGTCCAATGCTTCTTGTAATTTTTCGTTTAAATCATTTTCAAGTTGTCTCGAATCTGCATCAATACGTTCTTCAGTTTCTCTCATAGTATTGCGAACATCTTTTTCAGATTCACGCATAAGTCCTTCTACTTCACGTATAGATTGTGTAACATCTTTACGTAACTGATTCATTTCTTCACGCATAGTTTCTAAATGAGTTTCTATTAAGTCTTGAGAATTTTTCACTCTTACCTCTGATGCTTCTACTTTATCTTCTGCTCTGTCAGCATGTGCTTCCATTGCAGCTACGTCTTCACGTAAATCGTTTTTTATATCTCTTGCATATTCAATCGCTTCATCTACTCTTAACATGCTTTCATCTATTTTTAAAATAACTTTTTCATTTTCCGCAGCGATTGCATCTACATCAATGTTCTGTACAATTTCTTTCATGTCTGTGTAGTCTTTGTAAAACTCAAAGCCAGCCCAAAGTCCTCCACCTAAAGTAGATAACGCAGTAAGAACNACNAACATCTTACCGCCTCTAAATGTTGTACCAGCAATTTCAAATTCTGCCATGTTAGTTTCCTTCGTACTGTTGTCTTACCATTTCTCTATGAGTAGCATCAGAAGCACCGTTAAAGAATCTTGCTGCAGGATTGTCATAGTTCTGTTGTCCTTCATATATTTCTTTTGGTGCATAAAAATCAGCGTCTGCCATCTGCGGTTGTTGGTACTGTGCAAAGTTAGGATTATATCCCATTAGCGCAGCTTGAGCATCTTCGCTATCATCACCAGCAACAGCAGCTGCAACTAAATCTTCTTGTGTTTCCAGTGATTCTTGCTTTGCTTCTTCTTCACTTTCTTCTTGATTTTCTATTTGTTCTGCAATAATATTATCCTCAAGAGAAAGAATATTTGTTAAAGTATTTTCTATTACGTTAGTCGCTGTTGCAACTTCAAATGTATCAATCGTTATTTCTATATTTATAGACTGCTCTATAATTGATTCGGCAGATATATTACCTGTTTTATCAGGCATTTTCTTAACATCTTCGGATGCTACAACCTCTGGTTCTTCTGGTTCTTCTATCGTTTCAAGTTGTTCTTCGAGTGACATTACTTCTCCAGTCGATTGTATGTAAACCCATTCATCTTCTTGTAGTTGTGGTATTGTTTCATCTGGAGCATTACCTATAAAGTCTTCACAAGTAGGATCTACAACGGGTACTTGTTTACATGGATCTGGATCATATACAAATGTGCTATAGATTGCAGCACTGCCAAACTCAGGTCCGTACCATCCTGGCCACTCGGCCGCATCTTTTCCTTCTATCTCAAGAGTAATAGTATCAATCTTATCACCAGTAATAAAAGGATCGTACCATTGCATTCCATATTTTGTTTCCCATTGATCAATGTGGTAAGAGTAATCCCATTCTTTTTCGTCTAATACATTACCGGCTTTATCTTTTACAGTAACTGTAACGATAAGAGGATCTTGTCCTTCCACACCATTTGTGTCTTCCTGATTCGTATCTGCGTTTTTAACTTTCCATTGCCAACGATAACCAACAACAGTTATGCCAGCAACTTTAAGAGCTTGACCAATAGCATCTTGTGTTTGAGAAATAACTGATGTTTCGTACCCAAACGTGTAAGTATCTTTGTTTGTTGCTGAGTTCGCGCATTGACCACCGGAACCAGGACTATTTTCTCCTCCGCTCCATCTTCTAAACCCAAATGTTTCAATACAACCAGTAGTTGCTTCATAGTCTAGATCTTCAATGATCTGATCTATATAAACTTTATCTTCTTCAACACCAGAAAGATTAGTAGGCGCGAAGTTAAGCACGCTTTGATCAATATCATCTTGAGTTAAGTTACCGTCGTAAGAATATTCTTGACTAGATAGCGAGGAGCAAAGCAAGAAGAACGCCGCCGATAGTAAGAGCGGTTGTCTTATCATTCTTTTCCTTTCTGTCATCTACTGGCTTAGCATCAGGATCGTTATCCCATAAAGCTTGAGCAACTGTGCCGATGTTTCCTTTGTATGGACAAGGTGTTCCAGCCATTTCCATAGCTTTAAATATAGTTTCTTCTTGACACATAAGTGCTACAGCCGCAACCTTCATACCCATGTTATAAAGTGTCTTGGCATTTTTTAACCTTTCACAGTTCATGTCACGAATATGTCCACCACCTGACATACCAAGTATCTGAGTTTGAACCGCTGCCGAATATGAGACAGTACATGTATCATTTCCACCTGATTGAATAGATGGTGCAATTGCTGAAGGCGGTGCAGTAATTACTTCTTGAGTAATATCACTGGTGTTATTATTATTATTGTTTGCTGTGCTGTTAACTGTAGTATTGTTTGTATTTGTATTTGTACTAGTGCTCGTATTTGTATTATTTGTAGTAACATTAGAAGTAGAGTTAACAGTGCTTGTACTATTAACTGTAGTATTGTTTGTAGTTGTTACATTCGAAGTATTTGTATTGTTAGTGGTGCTGTCAGTTTCCACATAACTGGTAGAATCAAATTTGCCGTCTGCATCATCGGTCACATCACCAAAAGCTGCAGAGGTTGCAATCATTACGAAGAACGCACCAAGTAGATGCTTCTTCATTGAGTATCCTCTCTTCTCTGTTCATAATTATTTATAAACTGTCTTTAAAAATGGTAATGACAATAATTTGTCAATTTTTTACTGTCAAATTTTTGACAAGCAAAAGGAGGGCTAACCGTGGCCCTCCGCGTGCTTATTGAGTAGCAACCCTATACTAGTTTAGAATGAGAATGAAATACCTACTTCGATATCGCTCATTTCTTCAGCTTCTAGATCGTAACCTGTTTCAGCATAGACTTTGGAGTCCAGACCCCACATTGTCATGCCATACTCTGCACCGAAGTCTAGAGTTGGTAACTCATCATTGTTTAATGTAAATTCATTATCATACAGAATGAAATCCATATCTGCTGAAAAAGCTACACCAGATGAGTGATCATATCCGATACCCGGTGTTAATGTAGCCACCATTGTTTCGTCATTGATGTTGTAGCGGTTGTCTAATTCAGCACCTATTGAGATGCCAGTTGCTCCGATTTCAGCTGCTTCTGCTTCAGTCGTTGCCATGCAAGCTGTAAGTAGTAGTGCTGATGTTGCTGCTGCTGCTGCAAGTTTCATTTAATTTTTCCCTTATTAAATTTTATTTACGATTCCAGATTTCATACAGAACCCAAACTGAGATCAAACCCATGACGCCTTCAGCGCCGAGTCCAGCTAACATTGCTGTTACATTGTCAACTACACTCATACCTTCGGGCATGAATGGCATAGCACTTAGTCCTAGTATCTCTAGGATAATCGCTAATGCAGCAACACTAAGTCCTACATCAGCTAAGGCGCCTGCCCATGATTTCACTTTGTTTAAAGTTTCCATAATTGTCTCCTTACTTTATGGTACCACTTTTCTGTTGCTAAGCAAGTGGCCAGCTCCCTGTGATTATGCAGCTAGTGCAAATCCAGAAGGTGCAAAGTTATCGTTTGCATTTATGTTTTATAGACTCAAATACCAGTCAATCCTATTTCACCCCCACAAAACCACACTACTTGGAATCTAAAACTTCTTTGCATTTACCTGATGCATAAGTTTCGAACCAACGAGGAACAAAGGCATGTATGAAGCAAGCATATGCTGCTTTTTCCAACTGCCATGAAATCCACAAAGCTCGTTTGAAATGTTGCCAGCGTGTCATGCCAGCTTCTTCTACGTGTGATTTACATTTCTTACTAATCATGTTTTTCCTTAATGTGTTTTTGGTGGAGGTGCTGGGTTCTGCCCCCAGGTCCTGTATATCCTCTAACATCTATGAGGTTATTTAACCATATATCCCAGAGAAAGTAAATGGCTTTTCACGATATTCCTTGACCGTGATATAATTATCACTATACCATTAACATCGTATACGATGAATTTACTCTTCTTCTTGAGTATCGTGAATGTATAATTGGATAAGGGCATAATGCAATACCTTCATCAAATCTTTACGAGCATCAGCGTGACTTCCTTTTTTGCCATATCGCTGAGCATACTTAAGAACATTACCGATACAGAAACCAGTGCCGTGGCCTCCATCAATAATGAATTCAGTTGCTTGAAACTTATCTTTAGCATAGTGCTGTTCATATGTCCCATCAATATAATTCTTAAACTCTTCAATTAAATTGCCTTCATTAAATTTATAATCAATCATGTCGTAGTTATTTAAATCCAAGGTAATAGGTCCTATCGTATCAATTTCAATTGTTGAATTTTTATTAGCGAATTCGACTACGTTGTCGTCTTTTGCCATATCCAAGTCTCCTCATAATTTTCATTCGTTCGTTGTAATGCATTCTCGGCCACTTACTTATTTCTTCTTGAGTTCTACCACAACCAACACATTCTTTTGTTTTTCTATCAATTCGACATATCTGTACGCATGGTGTTACGTACATCAATCCCACCTACCAGTCCAGACATAAAAGACATGTAGTCCAATAATCTTACTTACGCTCAAAGATTTTTCTTTATTCCAAAACGGATCTACATAATTAGCGTGATAGAATGTAGCTCCATGTGATGGATCTACAGTGTTACCAATTATAACGTCACGTGCTATAACCATAGCTCTATCCCAAGCACGTTTTTCTCGAGGCGTATGGTCCTTTACAAGGAACGTCCAACTGAATTGTTTGTACTGATAAACAACATCACATATATTATCAGGAAAATGCGCGTGATTAACACGATTCATAGTTACGTGTGCCACAGCAATTTGTCCTTCTATCCTTTCGCTTCTTGCTTCATGATAGACGTTCATTGCCAGACAGTTTTGCTGTTTTGGATCTACTTCAGGTAGACCAAGCATAGCGATGCTAAATAAGCCTGCTGTTATACTCATAGTGATTAACCCACTTGTTATAGAAATAAATCTGTTCATTAGTATTTATTATAGCTCGTATTCCTCTTTTTCATGTACCATTCTATACTATTCTTTCGCAAATGTAAAGGAAAAAGTTTTGTTTGTTTTCAATAAGATACGTTTTTTTATAAATAGTTACGAAGGGAAACTGCTATGATAGATCCAATAAGCGCGATCGGAATGGCGACAGCCGCGTATAATGGCATTAAAAAAGCTGTTAGTACGGGTAAAGAGTTGCATGATATGGCGGGTACGCTGCAGAAATGGGCTACATCTATGTCTGACTTAGATTTTGCTCATAAGCAGGCTCAGAATCCTCCAATGTTTAAAAAAATGTTTGGCGCAAGTCAAATAGAACAAAACGCATTAGAAGTATGGGGCCATAAGCAAAAGGCTAAAGAAATGCGTGAGGAAATGAAAACACATATTAGTTTTTATTATGGACCATCTGCTTGGGATGAGATTGTTCGTATAGAAGGTGATATGAGAAAGAAACGTAAAGAAGCTGTGTATGCAGCCGAAGAGCGTAAACAGTTAATATTAGAATGGTTAGTAGGAATCATTGTAGGTGCGGCTGTTCTTGGCATCATGATTTTAATAATCTGGATTATAGGTTCAACACAAGGGAAATGGTAAATGTGGGTATTGCTATGGGTACAGTTAATGGCAACACAAAATGTAAATCACTTTCATATTGGTAATTATTCAAAAGAAGTAGACTGCCAGTCGGCTATGAGTGCCGCTGCTGTTTTAGTTACTAGTAAAAATGAAAGCGTTGCTTGCTTGTACGTAGATATTAATGACATTAGAAATTAGATAAAAGCTTCCAAAGTATTAGGAGCCTTTTCAATATTGTATGATCGAGTCTTGTTATCTTGCAAGACATACTCTGCTTCGATCATTTGCAAGTCACCACCTAAAAATCTTTTTACATTTTCTGCCATGTCCATTGCTGTCGTAACAGGCACGTTCTGACATATCATATTTAAGTTCTTTAGTCCTCCTTGTAATATAAAGTCTTTTGGCATCTTCATTATATCCAATGCTTCGCGAGTATTGATATAACGATCTTCATCGGGGTGGCATAAGGTATGAGGGAAGTGACCAACGAAAGCACCAATACGATCTTTTCCTATCTCAGTCATCTTTCTCATTATATTTCCACCAGCCGATAACTTATCAAACATATAGTTACACTTCTCAGAAAGCTTCTGGTGACCCCTTTCTGCCATCCAAACGCCCACATCCTTATAAGATACACCTTTATCTTCAATATAGTGTAAAGGATTAGTTGTCTTTTCAATTAGTTGAAAGAACTCAGGATGAGTAATTCCACCATGCATTTCTTCTAGTACGTATTGATAGTAAGGATTGTCCGAAGGTTTCTGTTTGCTATTCACCTGTTCAAACATTGGATCTGGTTCGTTTGTAGCAGATGAACGAATCTGATCTTCGATCTTAGTGTATGGTCGATTGTAATACGATAAGATTGGTACAGAGTTTCCTTTCCAAAAGAAATAGAATGATCTATCTCTAACCTGGCTTAATCCGTGGAGGATTGATTTGGTTTTGTAGATGGAGAAGACGTAACCGTTTCTTCTTCCGATTTCTCTAAGTTTTGCCACAACTGGTTCTCCCATTCGACTAGCGAGCCGTGGAGCATTTTCACCCCAGAACACAGTTGGTTGGATGGATTCGAGCACATACTCGGCAGACTTGACCATCCAATCATTAGTATTACTATCACCGCTGCTAGTAGGACTAAGTGAAGAAAGCCCCGCACAAGGGCAGACAGTATTGACCACATCCACTCTGCTAGGAGCAGTGTCCCCTTTATCAAGCAGTAGATAAGGAATATTATTATTATAATAGTTAAGAAGTTGGCTATCATTTGCTGTAAAATCCGTGTAAGAGAGGATGTATTCGGGTCGTTTCCCGAATACGTTTTCCATTGCTATTGTTTCACCTCCTATGAGAGGAACAATACTTGCATAATTCATTAATTCACCTTGTAATAATCTTTGTACCAAGTGACAAATTTTTCCACGCCATCAGCAATAGGTGTTGTTGGATTATAACCTAATTTCTGGAGTTTAGTCGTATCTGACCATGTGGCTGGAGTATCTGCCGGATGTGCTTCACAAGGATTACGTATTGCTGTGCGACCAAGGTTCTTTTCAATATGATCTACAAAATCAAGTAACTCTACTTGTTGTCCATATCCGATATTATATATCTCATGATAACTATCACTATCTGTGACAACTTTATCTATCACTAGGCTTATGCCATGAACAATATCTTCAACGTAAGTAAAGTCACGTTTCATATCACCAAAGTTATATAAGTCAATTGGTTTACCTTTTATAATATTATCAGTAAACTTAAACAGCGCCATGTCAGGTCTTCCATAAGGACCATACACAGTAAAGAATCGTAAGCCAGCGGTACGTTTAATTTTTGAATGACCAAACTGACATTCGTTTACTTTTTTAGACCAGCCATAAGGGTTGTTTTGATTTTCAGGTTTATCAACTTCATTCCAAGGTAACGGCTGTCCATGCATTACACATGATGATGAAGCATATACTACAGGAATATTGAGTCCTTCGACTTCCAATGCTTCGACGATACGCTGTGTACCAGTAATGTTTGTGTCAATATAGTGCTGTGGTTCGTCCATAGCGTGACGTGGATTTGCATATGCTGCAAGGTGTAAGACTACGTCCACGTCATCAAATAATTTCTTATCAGGATGAATGTCTTGAATATCGAGTTGTAACGTATCAACTCCATAGTCTTCTCTTAATATTCTTGCTCTTTCTCTTTTTAGTTCTACATCGTAGTAGTCATTAAAATTATCTACTCCTACTACTTGGTGTCCTCTTGCTGCATAGTATATTGCAGAGTGGAAGCCTATCATGCCGGCTTGGCCTGTGATAAATATTTTCATACGAAAAATTCCTCGAGTCCTTGTGGTTGGTTGCTAGTAGTGTTCAAAGCGAGATCGATAATTTCTTTCACAACCATTTCTCCATCGGAGTGTTGCTTCCAAAATTCAAACGCCATCTCTCTCCAATCATCTCTCATCGCAGGATCATTTTTAAGTTTGACCATTTGGTCGCGGCACTCATTAAAGTTAGTATAGTCAACGCCTAGAGTGCCAGAGTTTTGACATTGACTAATTGGTTTACCTTGTACAGGATGAATTACATTATCACAAAAGTGTTTGTGAAATAACGGTACTGTACCTGAAGCTATACATTCGGCGTGGCAATTTTCTATATTGTTACCATAGTGTTCTGCTTTTAAAAAGTATAAGTCAGAACCAAATGCTGACCGTGACATACGATCCATAGCTTCTGAGTTTATATATTGTGGATAAAGGTATGCACCTTTGCCTTCAACTTCTTTGCCATACAAATCAGGTGTAAACTTAACTTCATTAAATTGTTTCTCAGGTCTGAAATGATTTTCTACAATTCTACGATCTGTAGGATTGTCTGATTTATTATCACGATATAAGACTAAAGGATATTGTATAGAAGCTTCTAGTCCTTCCAACACAGTGATAAATCCTTGTTCCATCAAAGCATCTTGATGGAAGTCAATCATAACACTTGGTCCTTTCCACATAGCAGTACGGCCAATCCATCTTACCATGTTGTGTTGTTGTTCTTCAATAGGACGCCAGTACTTTGCACGGTGTCCATCATAATCAAAGCCAAGTCCCATCTTTGTAAGTGGAGTTTCAATCTTGTTTTTTCTCATAAACTTACAGAAATCATTTTCCATACTATGAGTCATAATAACATCTACATTTTCGCATACTTCTTTTAAGTTAGCATTACGTGCAATGGATGCTGCTTTATGATCTACGTTAATAAACGCTTTACGAATATTAATATGTTTAAGAAACGGAATAAAATTATCCTGGCATTCTTGAGGATGACTCTTTGAAGGTACTGAATATATGATACACAAATCAAAATATTCATTAATCCAATTGGCATTTATCTCCCATTCATTTGCCATTGAGAATTCTTTTTGCTTTATATCTAATCCTTTGGCTCTACCCCATTTTTTATCAGTAGCAGATAAGATATGAGCACCCGTTACTTTTTGCATTTGTATTGCACACTGTGTAACACCGCAACCTTCAGTGCCGCGACCAAGGACAATTGCAATTCTAGTCATTAATAAATTCCTTACATTCAATTAAAACATTATGTACGTATTTATGATCGTTTAACTTACGATTTCTAGGGGAAGGATGTGGTAAGACAAAGTGATCTTCGAAACCAAGACGTTTCAAATAGCTCGATACCATTGAACCCCATACAACTATCTTATCATAGTTTTTAAGACTTGTACATAATAAAGTGTGATCAAAAGTCTTAAATTTAAAATCCCATTCAGGATCAAATGATAAGTTAGTGAAGGAGACATGTGTGAGGTCCAGTTGATCTAACCAGCTATGAAATCTTTTGTACGCAGATCCCTTTGCCTTACTCACTGCTACCTTTGAAGGATTCATTCCAACAAAGATAATTCTAGACCGAAACGAATTCATATTCAATTCCAGCTTCTTCAAACATAGCTGAAGTTAAAGCAAATGATTCAACCCAATGCTCAGGTATTTCCTGATTAGGCATAACCACACGTTTAACACCAACTTGAATTACGCCTTTAGCGCAATCAGAACAAACAGGTAAACCCCACACGTATAATGTAGATCCATCAAGTGATACACCATTATATGTAGCGTTGTATATTACATTCTGTTCTGCATGAACAACATACCTGTACTTAATTTTCTTGACAGCGTATCTATTCAAATCATCTTTTATACCACGAGGAAAGCCATTGTATCCTTGAGCAAGTACCTGCCCTTTCTTTCCTATAGCAACAGCACCAATCTTAGATGACGGGTCCTTTGACCAAGTGCTTACTTCCTTTGCTAATCCTAGGTATCTTATATCCCATTTATTTGACAAGGTGAAAGTGCCTTTCATATACATGCAAGTTTTGTACTTGCCACATAATCATACCGGGTTGAAGTCCTTCATAGCTGTGGGCATGTCGATCAATTCTGTTTATGTTATCACATAGCAATGAGAGTACATGCATTTGCCAGGCATAATCATTCTTATAACCAAACACTACATCATTCGAACGCATTTGAACTACAGCGTTAAGTACATCATCACGAATGTAATAGCTCACAGCGTTTGTACATATGAAATCATTCTTTTCGTTTTCATTGTATTCTAGCCAGACAGAAGGACGATTGTATACCATTGTAGCTCTACGTCCATCAGGATTTTCAATTAACTCATCAAGGACATGACCATACTGTTGGTGGTACTTATCAGACCAGATAAGATGACCATAGTTTGAATTAATTTCACCGTGTTTATTTGCTGCGTATTGCCAAGCTTGTGGAACACTTTCACCAATATCATTTACGTTTGTGGATTGACTTTCATACCAATCTAATTCTTCTTGAATATAATCATAGTTTGGCGAACCAAAGATAGCAGGCTCATCAGCAACAAACGATGCACCAATCAGTTCAATAGTTTTTTGACCGGTTCTATCGATTGTAAATGCTTCATCATTGAGTTCACCAATAAAGAACTGGCGAATATCATGTACACTATGTAGTTTCATTTTTTACTCGCTTTGGACGATTTAGAAAGTCACGATCAGGATCTTGGCCATCAATACCATTATTCATATATGCAGCAAAGAATGAAGCATAGTTAATAATATCAATGCATGAATCTTCGAGGCTTTCAAAGTTTGGTTCGTAATTTGGATCAGATTCCATTGCTTCGAGTACTGATTGCATGCGTAACACTTTTGCATACATTGTATCAAGAAGAGTTGAACAACCTCTAGGGTAATACATTGCTTGTTGTATTCTAGAGCTTGGGTTCTGGTAATCATTACCTTTTCTGTTTTGTACTTCTGCAGCTTTCTGCAAAACTTTAAGTGATTCTTTACTCATTTATCTTGTACCTCTACCACGTATTTCACGGTTAACCTTAGGGCGAAAATGCTTGATGGAAGCACCTTCAATATACTCAGCCATGCCATCAATATTGAATTGACTAGTATTAATATATTTTATAACAATTTCTAAAGATTGTAAACCATTTTCTGTGAGAAACTCTCTAAATTTTCTACCAGATGATTCACTAATTACACTATCATCTAGAAAACTTCTTAGATGATTACCTTGGCGGCTATTGATGCTTGCAGATGGAGCGTCTGTTTTACCAATATAAAGTGTATAAGGTCCTAATGTAACAAACCAACCGTATACACCTTTTGCTTTGCTTGCTGCAAAAGGAGCCGGTCCTCTTTGACCAGGAATTCTTTCAAGCTTCTTAGGAACTTCTAAAAATTCATAATCAAAATCTACATATGGAAGAGATTTGCCGGCAAAATCTGGTAGATCTCTTGGAGGCATATTCTTTTTATGTAAACGTATTTTTCCATAAACTTCAGCCTCATCCCATAATTTTTTAATATCAATCGAACTAAGCATTGATGCTAAATTATTTAATATAGACATTATCTGTAATCCCGAATGTATACGTCCCAATGCGTTGCATTTTCTTTTGGCGTATCTTTTGCCCAACGATGTAAACGTGGACCACGTGGTCTGCACCATACACCTTGTGTAGGACGATCACGATTAATATCAAAGTATGGGGATTTGCGATAGTTCTTGATGAAGCTGTTGCGATAAGCAAGTAGTTCTTTAAGTCCAGCAATAGCAGGATCATCAAGAGTTTTAACCGTAAAACGATAATTTTCGGATGTACGATTTTTATAAGTTACATAAGCCATTATGATGCCTCCAGTAACTTTTCAAATTCTATTTCATTTGCTTTTTCTTCACGCTCAACATTCTTTTCAAGATCTTCACAAATATCGAGCAACTCAATAATTATTTGAGTACGGGCCATTTGTTGGTTGAATGCTCTACGAGCGAGACTAGACAATTTCTTTTTCATTGTCATTGCGTCTTGTATATCACGAACTATAATCATAGTATCTCCTTCATTTATAGATACTATTCTACCACAGTTAAAACCAAATGTAAACCTTTTTGTTTCGTTTTAAAACAATAACTTAGAATTTTGTTAAGAATTGTGCTATTCTTCCTACAAATGGTAACAGCATAAGTGCCATCATAAGATTCATACCAGTATGTGCCATAGCTATTCGTAAGGTATCACCTTTTGGCCAGCCATCAGATACAAAGATACCGGCTAACCATATGGTTCCAGTAGTTCCAATGTTAGCTCCTAACACAGCAGCAACTGCGGCTGGTAGCGGTAAGGCGCCTGAAGCAACTAACGCAATGATTGCAGTAGTTGATAATGAAGACGATTGCCACAAGAGTGTCATTACTATTCCACCAATAAACATGTATATCGGATTACCTAAAAAGAATTGTAAGTGGTCCATGTTACCCATTGACTTCATACCACCTGAGAATGTTTTAAGTCCAATGTAAAATATTACTAAGCCAACTAAAGCAGTTATTACGGGATTTCCTAGATCCATTTTCTTTACCTTCTTCCAAAGTTTTTTATTCGACATATTACAAACCTTTATCTAATTCCCCATGATTATCTTCATGGTTCGGTCCTACCCATCCATCAGGCTTCAATAGATCTGGTAGACCAAATGGATTAGGACGTCCTGGTTTTACGCCAACCTGTTTATTCATATTGGCTTTATATATCTCGTCCCAAGCTTTACTTGCATCAACATTGAATACATCAAGTGTACCGATAGCAAAAACACATAGATCAATCAAGCCATCTACAATTTCTTCTGAATTACCAGAGTTGGCAGCTTGCATAGTTTCATGTAATTCTTCTTGACACATAAGCAAACGGAACATAAGGTACTTGTTCATAAGTACTTTATCATCTTTATTCTTTTCAAACCATTCATTGACACCATACTTCTTATGCATGTCTGCCATGTCTTGTACCCAATTAGTACTCATACTTTACCCTTTATTGTTTTGTACATTATATCACCTTTTGCATAGTAAGTAAACCTTTCATGTAGTTTGCAACATCAGCCATTCTACAACTAAATGCCCATTCGTTATCATACCAGGCTAATACTCTAACTAAATTATTATTTGATACTCGTGTTTGTTCTGGTGCAAAAATACAACTTTCTTTTGTTGTATTAAAATCACTGCTTACGAGTGGCAATGGCTCGTAGCCAATAATGCCAGACATATCATTACGTGTGCTTTCATATACATGTTTATTAACAATGCTTTCAGTAACTTGTTCTTTAACTTGTACTGTTAAATCAATGCAACTTACATTTGGCGTAGGTACTCTTATTGCTCCGCCCATTATTTTACCATTGACAGGAGGATAAACTTCTCCTAGTGCCTTTGTTGCTCCTGTGCTTGTTGGAATCATATTGACAGCACCTGCTCTTGCTCTATAAGGATCTTTGTGCCTTTTATCTATAGTGCTTTGGTCTCCGGTGTAACTATGTATTGTTGTCATTTGTCCTGCTACAATACCACAGGTTTCATCTAATATTTTAACAAGTGGCGCTAAACAGTTTGTTGTACAACTTGCATTGCTAACAACGTGTTCGTGCTTCTGTATGTCATTATGGTTCACACCATATACTACTGTGCGTTTACATTCTTTAGCAGGCGCACTTATGACAACTTTCTTTGCTCCATTTATTGTATGATGCATGCATTCAACACCGTTATTGTAAGCACCCGTACATTCTAATACAACATCAACATTATGCCACTTTAGTTTTTTTATATCTCTTTCTTCTGTCCATACCAAAGGTTCATGTATAGGACCTGTGTAACGCCCATGCACACTATCATACTTTAACAAGTGAAGGTTTACTTCTTCTCCACCTGAAGCATTGATTTGAACTACATTCATATCATTACGTTGGCTCATTATGTGTCTTGCAACACAACGTCCTATACGACCGAAGCCATTGATACCTATATTAAGTTTCATTTATTTTTGGATATATTGCGCTAATTGCTTTAGCTATTACTGTGGCCAGTTCCATATGTTCTTTTTGTGTCCCGTTTGCAGAACGTAACTCGATATAATGAATCCAGCTACGAATGGTGCCATTAACATAAAGCTTAGAAACTGTGTTCCCTTCTGGCAAGATTGCTCTTGCCTGTTCTTTTGCGATTCCTCGTTCGAGTGCTTCATTGTAGATCCTCTTTACATGTTCGATTACAAACTTTTGTTGAGCATCCCACCAAGCTTCAAGTGCTGGATCGGTTGCTTCAATACTATTCTGACGATTCTTTTCGTCCTGTAGTCGTGCTTCTCTTAAAACAAAATCATTATTAAGATCATTGATGCTAGCATACCGCTGAGAAAACTCTTGAAATGAAAACGATCTGTGCCTGAGGAACTGCCTTGCGATGTCTCTTGTCGTTGTGACTTCGACACAGCAGCTTGCCATTTCGAATGGTGACCAGTGCTTGTGCTTGATGAGGTAGTCAAGTAACTTTCTCGTTGTTTTGGTGTTAGCCTGGTTCGATGGATTGGAGACACGGGCGCAATACGCGATGAGGTCTTGCGTGTTGTCGAGGCCCATGATACCGAGTTCACCGGAGTGTATGTGCCGAACAGGTTGTGAGTATGAGATGAGACGTGCATGCGTCAATGCAGCGAGCCTCCCTCAGCAGACAACGTTTTTACATTATCTGAGTTATCTACAATTGCCTGAATCATATCGTTATAGTCGCCTTCAGTTAACATTGTCTTCCACATGGAAAGAGATATTGTATTAAACACTGCAGCGATAGCGAGTGGTTCATTTTCAAAAAGTAAATCATCTGCGAAGTTCATTACTTTTTTGTATAATTTTTCTACATCTTGTATTTTATCATCTTGCATTTTATTCTACCTTAAAGTCCTTAAATCTTTCATTCATTTTTGTTTTGTCAAAAGTTGGAGTATCATCAACTAATCCATCAGAGCCGCCGTCTGCGTCCTCTAGCCTCATCTTGGAGCGATCTACTTTTATCGCGAACCGTTTATATTGGGTCGGATCGTTATAACGATTCTTTAATTGTTTCACTAGTATCTGGCCAAGCGAGTTTAGTTCTTCGTTTGAAATAAGTGCGAACATGAGGTCGGCTGTAGCGGGTAATCCAAAAGACTCGCTCGTGTCTTCAAGCCCAATATCCGAAGAAGAATAACCTGCACGAGTCGTCTGTGTTGCAGATACGATCGGTACGTCAAACTCCACCGCGAGACCTCGTATCTCCTCAGCAATTGCTTTAATGTAGGAGTATGAGTTGATTGCACCGCCCATTCCTTTCATTCTACTAGATGCACAAATATTTAAATAATCAATAAAGATAATGTCAGGTATGAAGTTCTTCTTTAACTTCAATTCATTTAACAAAGCACGGAAGTGAGATGTGTTTGCTTGGCCAGTAGGATATTCCTTAATGATAAGCTTACCGTTAGTACGAGCAGCAATAGTGGAAACCTTATTGGTTAGCATTTCTTTGGAAAGATGTTCTAGCTGATCAATCGGTACGTCAAGTAGATTAGCATCCATACGTTCAGCGATTCTTTCCTCACTCATTTCCATAGTTATGTATAGGACATTCTTGCCTTGAGTTAAAGCCGATGCACCAACATGACACATGAATAGAGATTTACCTACACCGGTACCAGCAAGAGCAATGTTGAGTGTTTTATTTGGAAGACCACCTTTTGTAATCTTATTAAAGAACTCAAGATCAAATGGAATCCTTTCCTCTTGCTCATGATAGAAATCATAACGTTCACCGACATTTTCAATATAGTCGTGACCAATGTTAGTATCAAAGGAAACAGCCAAAGCTTTTGATAGAATATCTGGTAAGGCATTCTTTGTAAGAGTCTGGTGTTTACCATCAATAATTGTAATTGATTGCATGATAGCATTATAGACTGCACGATCTTGACACCACTTTTCTGTAGTATCAACTAACCACTTATCATCAATCTGTTCTGTATCAAATATGCCAGGCATAATCTCCACAGCATGACGATACTGTTCATCATTAAATTTATCTGATTGATCTAACTCAATCTTAAATGATTCTTGAGTTGGCAGTTTATTATACTTCGCAACATACTTAGCAATCTCTTTAAATAGTTGCTGATAAACGCCTTCAAAATAGTCTGGTTGCACAAACGGCATTACCTTGCGTGTATACTTCTCGTTAGTGAGAAGGTTACGCAAGATAGTTTGTTCAATGTTAATATTATTCACGTTCGGATAGTTCCTTTATACGTTTATATGCGTTCTGTAATTGTTCTTGTAAATCTCTTACATTCTTCTTTAATAAATTAATCTCTGCTATCATTTGACCAGCGTTATTCATAGGAACCTCCCAATATTCTTTTTGCTCTTTAGTGTGAGCCATTGCGTCAATATCATCTTTACTTATCATAATTTATTCTACCACAGTTTTCATAGAAAGTAAACCATTATTGATTGTGTCCTCTACTCGTAGATAATATTTGAATAGAAGTTTCATCTGCCCATCCGTCATCCACTATTGCGGGTCCATGTCCTGTTCCATCAGGAGCAGCTGGTTCTTCCTCATCTAGCTTTACTTCTATTTGTTTGTCTTCCATGTTTTCATTTAAAGTTGACATCAATATGCTATGTAAGATATGACTAGCTGTTTTATCTAATCCAGGATCACCAGCCTTCACCCAATCAATTGGAGTATATTCTAAGCTATAATCAAACTTAAGTTCCATTGTTTGTTCGTTTATCTTAATGCTAGTGTAACTAATATGACAACTCGAATAATCGCCTGTAAGTATTTCAATATGCCAGTAATCATCCTTTTCAGGAATTAATCTGTAGTTTCTATTCTCTACCCACTCTTCAGTTATTTTCGTTTTGACCATAGATCAATGTCCCGTTTGCTAAATTAGTTTTTATTAAATCTTCAAGAATGATTCCAGCGTAGTCTTTAAACTCTGGATCTTCTGCACTTAAATTACTTATAGGAGTTTGACGGATAGCTAGCGTAAATGCTAACTTATTATTTACACCATCAAACTTTACGTTACCAAAGGCGCATATCGTACCTTTATATTTACTTTCACGAAACTCAACTTCCCAAGCTTGTGAATTATCAACGCCGTCCATCTTATGCAGGACATAATGAATACCTTCACTTACTTTATCTAAGTTAATCATTTCGCTAAGCTCTTACGTAATTCAGATCCTTCAAAGTTATTCATGCTTGCATACTTTTTTAGTACTTCGTTTTCAGGATCTAAACGCTTCAACTCACGAGCAAGTTGGTCAATCATTTCGTAATCCATTTTTGTTTTAATATGCTTACCCATTATTCTGCCTCAACAATAGTATCTGGATCTACCAGTGCTTTATGACCAATTGAATACTGCTTCTTAATAAACTCGCTGAACGCTGTTGTTTCAAAGATAGGATCCCAAAACTCTTTTTCTAGAGTTTGATCATATCGTACTTTACCAAACTCTTGGCCATCAGGACCATTAGCTTGTTGATACCAACCAGCCGAAGGTTTAGTAACATATCCACCAGCAAGAGCTACGTCAAGAAGACCGCTGTAACTTTGAACTCCACCTTCCCAAGATACGGAGATAGGAATCTTTGATTTTTCTTTTACATAACGAGACTTATCAACATTAATTACAAAGTCATAGCCTGTAATCTCTGTACCCTTTTTATTTTGCCTACGTCCAATGATCCAAATGTTATCGGCTGAGTAGTAGATACCTGTTCCACCACCTACGATATCTTTTGGAAATAATCCTATTTCTTTATAAGTATGATTAACTGCTATTAAAGGAATATCCTTCATAGTCAAGTAAGGTGTTACCATACGGAACAAACCTTTGAGTGCTTTTGCTCTTGACATATCAGCCACAGACTTTTCATTCAATGCATCTTCAAGTTCTTTCTTCGATGCAAGGTTACCAATACTATCAATAACAATAACAACTCGATCATTGCGATCAAGTTCTTCGAGTTGACCAACAAGATCAAACTTTAGTTCTTCTACATTTGCAATAGGTGTATGCAATACACGCTGTACATCAATATCAAATTGTTCAAAGTAAGATTGTGGTGAACCAAACTCAGAATCATAAAATAGCATGACTGCATCAGGATACTTTTTCATGTATGCGCTAGCCATGAGTAAACCAAAAGAAGTCTTAAAGTGTTTTGACGGACCAGCCAATACTGTAAGGCCTGGAGTTAACCCACCGTCAACTGAACCAGATAAAGCAACGTTTACCATTGGTACATCTGTTGGAACCATATCTTTTTCAGTAAAGAACTTTGATTCGCCAAGAACTTCGGTAGACTTAATCTTCGAGTTCTTTTTTAATTTATCCATAATTGACATTTTGTTCTCTTTCTCTATCGTCTAATTCGTAACATTTGCGATACTCATTGTTTATTCTAATACATTTTTCAATAATTGTAAACCCCTTATCGAAATTTACTAGAGCTGCAGTGTCCTTTGGAAAGCATGCGCCACCATATCCTTGCTTACCATCTGGCCCAGGAACTTTAGTATGCGAATGTCCAATACGTGAATCAGTACCAATAGCTTTTACGACCTTATTAAATGTTTGTCCTTGACGAGCAATTGAATCATATAACTGATTGAAGAATGTAACCTTTAATGCTAAGAAAGAATTTATGCCATACTTTACAAAGCTGGCTTCTTTCGGAGTCATCTTATATACAGGACATGGTGTACATAGGCTATACTCATCATAAATCTTTTCTAAGAAATTAGTGTTTACTTCGTTTCCACCAAAGACATGAAACTCTGGACGAATAAAATCTTCGTTAGCAGCTTTTTCTGTAAGAAACTCTGGATTGTAAATGAGATTATATTTTTCAAACTTATCAAAGAAAGTAGGAACGACGGTTGACTTTATTACGATAGGAATATTAGGACCAAGCGCAAGAACAACTTCAGTTAAAATAGAATCGTCAATAGATCCATCTTCACCAAACGGCGTAGGCACACAAACAAATGCAACACTGTACTTTGTAATATCAAGTTCATGTACACTATTTCCATACTTTGGATCTACAATATACTTTTGTAACTTAGGATGATTAAATCCATAGTCTACAGCTTTACCAACAAACCCATGGCCTACAATTATCATCTTCATATTACGCCCCTTCATTTTGTGCCACTCGTCTACGTAGATCACTACTACTAAATCTATGTTCACGCTTATTAAAATATAAACGAATACCTTTACGACGACATACTTCTTTACCAGTAAAATCTTTGTTCTTGTATTCTTCACCCATGATTTTTACATTTATGTCAAACATTTCTAATATGTCAATCACGTCATTTTCACCTTGATAACAAACTATCTCATCAACGTATTTTACACCAGCCAATTGAACATAACGTTCTACCAATGTTTGTACTGGTGCATTCTTATCATCTCTGTCAAGAGAAGGATCTACCTGTAGACCACATATAAGATAATCACAAATAGTTTTAGCTTCACGTAACATTGCTACATGACCAGCATGTAATAAATCAAATGTAGATAATGTTAAGCCAATTGTTTTAGTAGATTCCATGTTTCTTCCCATGTTTTAACTTGATGTACGCCTTGTCCAGCTGAGGCAAGAGCCCAAGATAGTTTATAGTCATTGCCACCCGGTTCCATTTTGTCACCAAAGAATTCAATACGATCATTTTCTAAATCAAAGTCACGTGTTATTTGTGACTTGTCACAGCCAGGTAATGTAATATCGATTCCAGTATCACCTGCAACTTCAAATAATATATGTGGGTATCTTTCTTGCATTGTAGTTGCAATCTGTACGCGTTCACTTTGATGATAATCCCATTCTTTGTACATAGCTCTTTCTTCAAGCGTATTGTTTCTTCCTAGGATACTAAAGTTTACAAGACCAGGACGTTGATCAAAATGCATACCAGTTTTGCAGGGAAACTTTGATTTGAGTATATAATCTCTTAGATCAAACTCTACGTCTAAAGGTAGTGCAAAAATTCCAGAATGCAAGTTCTTATCCTGTCGCCAAACATCGTTTCCTGAACAATTATAAACCTTTTCACATAGATTGTAAATAGTAGATCCTATTTGTTCTAATGTTTTTTTCCTATCTGAACCAGTAACTAGATAGCACGTATTGTTCGTAGCAAAATCCTCGAACCATTTTGCAAATACAGAATCTATTTTCATTCTGCTTTCTGTTAAAGTACCATCCACATCAAATATAAACTTACGCATAACCAACTGTCTCTCTCTGTATATCGTTATGATTAAACTCTGCCCAATACAATTCAAAGGCAACACCATCTTTTAAACATTCAAATTGATGATAAACACCGGGCTTGACTTTTGTGTATTCACCTGGTTCTAGTATTGTTTCATCAACCAAGTCATAATCATTTTGCCATACACGAATAAGCATACGACCAGACTCAACATAGAATCCATTCCATTTAAACTCGTGTAGATGTTTGGAGCAAACACCACCTTTATTCATTTCAATTCTATGAAACTCAAGAACACCATTCATTTCAATCTGTTCTGTAAGTCCCCATACTTTACCTGCTTTCATGCCATTTCCTTGCATCTTCTGGAGTGTTAATTTCTATTCCATTCCATTCTACACTAGTTACGCCGATTTGTACACCATTTTTTAACCATCGTAGTTGTTCTAGTTGTTCGATCTCTTCTTCTTTTTCTATTGGAAGTCTTGGATACAACTCTAACATATTTCTTTTATAACCATATACACCTAGGTGCCAATCTCCGTATCCTGTTATGCCTCTCCCAAACCAAAGTGCTTGATCTCCAGCTCTAATCATTTTTACTGAGTGAGGATCATTCTGCTTATCTTTTGGCATAGGTGTCCATACGGTTGTCACCTCATAATTTTTTAAATGCCAATGAACATTGTTTATTATTTCTGGTGTAACGTCTGGCATGTCACCTTGTACATTTATATATTGATCATAGTCTAGTTTTTCTAAGGCAGCTCCAGCACACCGCTCGGTTCCATTACTGAATTCTCTGTTGTCATATATCACGTGCTTGAGTGGAACTGCATGTGCAACAGATCTATGATCAGTGAGTACATACGTATCAAATCCAGACTTAACGCAAGCATCGTAAACTCTACGAATCATTGTCGTTCCACCAAGATTACATATAGGCTTACCTGGAAATCTACTTGATTCGTATCGAGCAGGAATTAATATCGCTGTGGTCGTCAAATTAAACTCTCTAAAATTTCTAATACCTGTTTACTATTATCTTCTACACCAATGTCAATAGCACTCTTTACGCATGTTCTTGTAAAATCTAAGCTGAATCTGTTGCCGTTGCTATCCATCCCTGTGTTTATTAAATATACGTTACATACTTCATTCGTTATTTTATCCATAAGCAAATCACTATAAACTTTAACTGATCTTGGCATAAACGGTGATCCGTAACAAGGAGAGAATATTTTCTTTATCTCATCGCTGCCAGCTTCTGTTCCAGGCATTTGACTTGTGTAACCAGTTTCAAAGAAGCGTCTAACCGTATTACCACTTATTTTACTTACAGGTGGAAACCGACCTGTTGCATCCATAGTTAAGAAGAATATATTATCAGGATGACCGAACTGATCCTGATCAGTCCAGGCATTGCTAACACAATCTATAGAATAACTTAATCTTGCGTTCGCAGCTCCAGGATTTTCTACTACAAGAGTATCTCGTTTCTTTGCTTCTTCAACAGCATTAAAAATAGTTGGGTGAGTCTCTTGAGTTAATCCTTCTGATTTAGCATAACAACCGGTTTCTATAATACGAATGCCTTTATCGTTCCATGACACTTCATCATCAGATATAAGACGAAACTCTGGATCACTACTTAACGTTGTTTTACCTGTGCCGCTTAATCCAAACATAAGGTTTGTTTTATCTTCATAAGTAAAAGCTGCACAATGCATAGGAAGAATGTTTTGATCTGGTAGTTCAAATCCTAAGATACTAAACACACCTTTTTTAATCTCACCAAGAAACGTAGTACCACCAATAAGCATTGTCTTTTCATCTAAGTGCACAGCAATAGTAGGTTGGCATTTTATTTCTGTATTATGAATGATAGTCCAGTCTGCGCAATGTTCGTACGGATTATCTACAACAGTAAACATATTACGTACAAACTGTGCATGTCTATCATCATTTGTTTCTACACGAAAACAAAAACCTGATGTATAGAAAACAAGATTATGCTCTGTATCATACTCATTTATATCTTCAAAGAACTCCCAGTAATTGAGATCTTTACCGATCTTGTTATACTTAGGTCGTGTTAGATCTAAATGCTTAGTTCTATTTCCAAAGTGTACTTTATTTTCAGGAGAACGACCGGTTGGTTCAGTTGTTATTTCTATATTGGGCATAACTAAATTCCATTATGTTTTCTACTAAGTTGTCAAAATCAGAAAGCTTTAACATGTTTGGTCCATCAGATGGTGCACTGTCTGGATCTGCATGCACTTCTATAAAAAAGCTAGAAATGCCGAGAGCAGCACCAGCCCGAGCAAGATGAGGCACGTACTTGCGATTTCCACCAGTCGAGGTTCCTTGACTACCTGGTGTTTGTACTGAATGAGTAATATCGTAAACAAATCTATCACCAAGATCAGCAAGTAAATCATACATGCCAGTGAAATCATTAACAAGACGTCCGTAACCAAAGCTTGTTCCTCTTTCTGTTATCCAGACTTCTTCGGCTCTTTTAGTCTTAGATAATATTCCTTTTACGTCCCATGGTGCCATAAACTGGCCTTTTTTAATATTTATGATTTTTTCAGTTTTACATGCTTCTACAATCAAATCAGTTTGCCTGCATAGGAAAGCTGGTATCTGTAATACATCAACAGCACTATTACTTCCTTGATAAGCTAAAGATCTAATTTGATCTACAGTATGAACATCTGTAAGAATCTTTAGACCCGATATCTCATTTTTAAGATCTATAAATGCATGATTAGTTGGATATAAACCCAATCCTCTTTCACCATCTATCGATGTTCTATTAGCTTTATCAAAGCTAGCTTTAAAGAAATATTCCACACCATACTTATCGCAAACTTGTTTACAATGTTCTGCTATTTCTCCTGATCTGCCTATACTCTCATGTTGGCAGGGTCCTGCAATAATTCTCATCTATCCATTCCTATAAACATATTCTAATGCACGATCGGCTTCTACTTCCATAGGCCGGTTTTCGTACCAGTTACCAGTTTCACGATCAAACTCTTTACATAGCATAGCAATTTCAGATGTTGTGATAGGATAACTACGTTTGACCGCGTTACCTGCAATTGCTACCATGATTTGGTACATCTTACTGTACCATCCAGTGTTACTTATAGTCATATAATCTGACGCTAATTTCTTTGGCCAGAACGGGCAATCGTGGTAACTTGACCACACAACATTATGATTATCCATTTGTGATTTACGATGTTCAATTACTTGCTTTGCCCATTCAGGTGGTAATCTATCTATGAAGTTATTAGAGTGCTTTTTTTCTTCATATGGATACTTAGCCATAAGTTCTTCTGGATCTATAGGATAACCTGTGTGATTACTAAATATGAAATTGTAAGCACCAATGTAACTACCAGGGATGTAATACATCCGAGACAAGTCCTTAGTCTGTTTATCTCCGATGTCTCCGAGATCTGTGTTAAGCGCGTACCAGAAATGTCGAATTCGTACTCCATCAACTGATCCTGTAAGCGGAAAAACAAGACGGAACTTCGGTAGATCACGAGTGGAACTAGCAGTGCTATAACAAATAAATTTATGTTGGCCAAAACGATCCAGAAGCTCATTCTCTAGATCTCCTTTAAATTCATGATCATCAACGTCAACAGCCGCCCAAGCTCCCCAGCTAAGTACATTTCTGTTGGCCCGAGTAGTTCCGTCTTCGTACGTAGCCGGCGATATAAGTTGTGCATCTTTCTTTCCTTTTAAAGGTTGTTCCGCTAATTTATATAGGAACTTTTCAAAGCTTGGCCATTCTTCAAAGTCAAACCTTTTATGAGTCTTGTTGTCAAACTGACTATTAAATACTGTGACAGTATAATACATTATGCAAAGAAATCCTCCAAAGTAGCAACCGGCTCAGCTGACCAACCCACAGCATCGAGGATTGGGCGAAGCGGTTCAATAAAAGTCTTATCAAACATTATACCATAGTCTATATAGCTTTGTAAACCAATTTCTTTCGGTAAAATGCCAGGAAATGAAATAACATTTTCTTTGATAGGATTAGGAGTTTTAAGATAACAAAACTTAATTTTTTCACCGTTCTTAATCGTTTCATATTTACGTTCAAGCGAGTTTTGCTTGATAGCATGATTATATAGCAATGAACCACGTACATGTATTGGGCAGCCTTTGCTATATATGTTCTTACGGTCTTTCCATTTTGCTATCTCAGTAACTCCACGAGGAAATGAGATGTCTTCTGGTGCGAGTGATGAGAACTCATTACGGAAATTACGGATAAATTCTTGTACGTCAGATTGAGAACCTTCAATAATAACTTTGAATATTTCTTTGAATTTATTACGAACAACTTCTGGTGTAGATGACTTGATAGCTTCAATACCCATCATCTTTAATTTTGGTGTAGCATACTGTACACCTTCGGAGTTATGTACGTTGAGGATATATCGTTTCTTTGCTGTCCATATACCACGATCGGCAATAACTTCACGAGCCATTTCCATACGAGGAGTGTAGCCATTCATTACATGAAAGAATGCAGAATAAGAATCTTTTAAAACGTTTTCAAAATGATCATTACAGATTTTATCAAGGAACTTAACAGGATCTTTAGGATTGAAGTTCTTTACAAATGGACTCATATTGATATAAACTGAATCGGTATCGATTGCAACCACATAATCTTTCTTGGTGCCAAGCATCTTATTCATTTCGGAGTTGATTGCTTCTTCGGCCCAGCGGATAACTGTTTGACCAGTAAGTGTAACTGATTCAGCCAGAGCATTATCAAAGTACTTAAAGTATTTGTTGGCCAATGCACCATACAATGAGTTAAGCAGGATTTTGATTGCCATCTGATTATTTTCAAGCTGGTTAATCGTAGATTCCAAAGCTTTGTCTTTTGTTTGCTCATACATCGATTGTGTTTTAAGCATTTTCTTTTTAATAACTGTACGTTCAGAATAGTAGTCAACAATCAATTCAGGTATGATACCTTGAGACTTTTTAGTAAATGGTACACCCGAAGCACATACAGCATAGTCTTCGCATACTTGCTTGTGACGATCATGATCCAAATAATAATCAGGTCCTTGTGGAAACCTGTATGTGTAGTCTTTATATAGATTTTCTGGAGATATGTTTTGCTGTACAATAATATTAGGATATAGAGAATTCAAATCAAAAGATACAACCCAATCATGTGCACCAACCTGAGGATCTTTTACATAACCACCAGCAATAGACTTACGTTCATTATCAGGATTACCAAAGACTGCATATGGTACAGACTTAATTTGATTTACTGGTGAAACAATGTTTTTACTAAGAAGCCTGCGATAGATAATAGATTCCCATATGTTTGTTACACCAAACACAGCGTTTAAATTAACGCCACCTTTATATGCCATCGTTAAGGCAAGAGATATAAGCCCCATCTTCTGATCAATACGATCCACAAGCTGAACATCTTTAATATTATAGTCAATAAACTTTTGGTGATCTTCTTTATATAACGTATATAAATTACCATGTTCTTCATATGACAACTTACGTTCACCAAGAACTACGTGGCCAATATGATCGAGTTTATACGATTCTTGGTTGCCATATGAGTATCCAAACTTTTGAAATAACTCGAGATAATCTGCTGTTTGAATGCCAACTAATTCAAAAGTCAATAGTTCACGTTGCATTTTTCTGACAGTACGTTCGTTAACCATGTTCCAAGGAGATAACCGACGTGCAGCTTCTTCGGATCCAATCATGCGAATACGATTTACGAGATATGGAATATCAAAGAAATCAGAGTTCCAGCCAGTGATAACATCAGGATAGTTCTTTGTCCAATAACCAAGAAACTTGGCGAGCATATCTTCTTCTGAGTTACAATGGTGATACTGAATCATATCACCTTTCATATCTACCTGTGTTTTTTCATAGTCATAAGTATCGAGTCCCCATACCTGATAGATAGAGGATTTACTTGATTTCAATGCAATAGAAATGATAGGATACGCAGCTTCTTCCGGTGTAGGGAAGCCATCATCAGATGCAACCTCAATATCGAAGTTAACTACGTTGATGTGATTAACATCGAACTTAATGTCATCTGGATATAGATCTGTAATAAATTGGTGAATGTAGTTTGTAGTACCAAAGATCTTAAAGTTCTCGGTATCTTTATATGTTTCAATAAAATCTTTTGCTTCAGACATTTTGCTGAAGTTGATTTCTTTTAAGTCATGACCTTCAAAGGATTTGTACTTACCTTTTTCTTTGACGGGTACAAATAACTTAGGAGCAAACTTATGTTTCTTTGAAACTGGTGTACCGTTATCTGTATATCCACGGTACAGGATAGAATTGCCATAACGATTGATAGACGTATAGAATGCCAAAAAATAAAACCTCCATTGTTGATGCTATTCTATCATAAAAAAAGGGGATTGTAAACCCCCTAAATTTATTTTTTATAGTTCACTCAACAATGTTTTAAGTTTCTTTTTGCTTTTGCCTCTGACTTTTGCTTTGCTAACATCGTTCATTGGCACTTCACCGCCTTCAGCTACCATCACTACTCCAAGCATACCCATTGTTGCGTGCGGTGTACAAACATACACATACACACCTGGTACATCGAAGGTAATGCTAACTTCTTTGTTGTTCTTACTTTTTCTTGGAATGTCCCATCCATCTGGTCCTGCAACAAATTCTACGTTGTGTCCTTTAGATGTTGGTACCCACGTGATTGTGTCACCTACGTCAATAGCGACAACATCTTCGCTGTACACCATCTTAGCACCATCGTCACGTTTATTTAACATTTCGATTGTTACGTCTGCCGCGAATGCTGGAACAGACAATGAAGCCATAACGGCTACTGTAGATAAAAGTTTCTTCATTATGAATTCCCCTGTGTTGTTTTGAAAGGGGCCATTACAGCCCCTTCAGTTTTTATTTACCACCCTTCTTCTTTTCGATAGGGTTTCTTAGATATGTATGATCTGGATCAATCATTGTTTATCTCTTTTATTTGTAACATACAACGCTTAGACTCCTCGTGATACCCAAGTCGCGTTAGTTCTGCCGCTGCCCGTGAGTACCCTATCACCTTCGTAGTACGGTCTAATGAAGACCACAATGCCGATAAGGGCGAGTATATACAAGACATTACTGTTGACATTCATACCCATCCTTTTAGGTTATCGTTATAGTCTTTGACTAATCGATAAGATGGGTCGCCCATAGCTACTCTTTTAATGTCTCCTCGACCAATACCAATATCATTTAATTCATGATCTGTAAGTCTCGAAAGTTCATTATATGTGTTTCTATAAGTTTGTCTGTTACGTAGTTTCTGTAAGAAGTTGTTTACTAGATTTGTCATGGTTTACCTCGTTTTGACCAATGTTGATTTTACGAGGACGCTTCTCTTCAGGTAGGATGACTTCTAAACTGACTGTCAAAATCCCATCCATCATGTCTGCTCCAGTGACTTCTGTGTATTCGCTTAACCGATATGACTTCTTAAACTTTCGAGCACTTATACCTTTATGAACGTAACTATTTTGATCACGCCTTTGTGGTCTATCACCAGTGATAGTAAGCACGTGGTCTTTGATTTCAATATCAATATGATCTTTATTAAAACCTGCTACTGCAAGCTCAATCTCATATTTCATACTGTCGTGTTTGATTACGTTATGTGGGGGATAAGTATCCTTCGCGTGGCTGTGTATTGATTCCAGCTGATCGAAGATGTGGTCGAAACCTAAGAATGCGTTTCGGGGATATACGAAATTACCTGTCATTTTTTCCTCCTATGACTAGCAAGGTTATATTGGGCCCGATCATTCGGCACCCATATTATTTATATAGTTATTGCTATTACAAATGTAAATAGCTGGTATTCATTTATTTCCAATATTATATTTTGGACACAGTTCCCACTGGTCCTTTTCTTTATAAGAAATTATTTTAATCTGCCGCAGTGGAGCAACGTTGAGTTCTTCTTTACGAACAAAGTCAATAAGACCCCAATCGCTCAACAATGTAGCAATAGTATTCCTACGTGCAATATCGTTTTCTTCTAGATTAGCTTTCTTCCCATCTAGCATAAACAGCTCTTTAAAGTGTACAATAAAGTACCGGCCTTGTTTATGTAAGATGTGGCATGATTGAAACAACTTACGATCTTTGCGTGATGCTACGCCGATACGAGTAAGTGTTTCACGAACCTTTAAAAAGTCATCTGGTTCGTTTAGTGTAATCTCCAACATAGTAGTTGGTGACCATTCAATTACATTATTTTCTTCCACCTTTACTCACCTTCTTTTCTAATTCTTTAATTTGCTCAGGTGATAGAAGTGAAAGAGCTTGTTTAGCTTTATCATTGCTATAGCCATAATACTCTTTTACCACTTCAATATCACTTACTAAGTCAGGTTTGTTCCATTTTGAAAAACGTTTCCGCTTCCTGACAATATTTATAAGAAAATGAAATTGAAGCTTTTTATCGAGGTGAGCATATTGATTCATCTCGTTTGCTATAGCTACAGTGTCTGAGAAATAAGATAGACCACGATTCACCATGAAAGCGTTATATTGCTTTTCAGTTATATCGTCAATCATTATATCTTGTTTAGTAAAATTAATTGCGTTCAAATATTCAAAAGGACTCATGATGATTCATTATAATTAAGAAAAATTAATCCAGAATGACTGGATGTTTGAAGAGAGCCACTACTATGTGTAATGGCAAATGTTAAGTTATCACCTGCTACAAAACTTTCAGGTGTAATAGCAGTGTGATTGCCGCGTGATCCAGTAGATGTACAATCCACAACTACTGTCTTAGCTGTAGCGCTACTATTTTTAAATAGCGTGACAGTAGTGTTACCAGATCCTGAAAGAGTATTTAATTGCATAGAAATATTTTTAACAGTGCCGCTGAAAGGCATACGATAACCGCTGTTCGTACCAGTAAGTACATGATTAGTTACACCAGTAAGACTTTGAGAATTTTCTAAATCATCATCAACTGAAATAAAGGCGTTTGGAGGAACTCCATGTAGTTGTGTAACACTCGATAGATTAAAGTGTTGTCCGTCAGTAATAAAATCACCTGATTCAGCAGAATCTAGATTACCAATAAAAATTGGATTGACAAGAACAAACCTGTCGTTTGCACTATCTCTGAATCCAGCAGCTTGATATGGTATTTCTTGTGGCATTATATCCTCATACAATTATAACACTATTTATAGTGCACGTACAACAGTTTGCATCCGCATGACATCCAATGAAATATCATGACGAGGATCATGGTGAATAAAAGATTGTGCACAACCATCTGGCATAAACTTGTCGTCAATGTCTGATCCCCATAACAATCCATCAAGGAAAGATCGAGTATCTCTTACGTTCCACCAAGGATATGGTATTCCCTTATCGCATGAATATAAAAGTTTTTCCATAAGAACTGGATCAAACATATTGCCGCGTGTGTATACGCGCCGTATATCCATTCCTTGTGTATATTCTGTGATAAAGTTCCAAAGGTTAGAAATAGATACATCACTCGGTGAAGGCTTGAGTTGCTGTTGAGCCTGCTCTGATTGCTTTCCCCACCATTCTAAGGTAGATTTATCTATTTTTCTGCCAAACTTCTTTACCTGTTCCTCTACATCAAATTTAATAAAAGCTGTGTCTTCTACTAGGTTATCGTAGTTATAAGGATCTAAAGCATAGTTACTTTCATTGAAACGAAGAATAGCAAGAGATACTGCAACTCCAGTATATTGATTTCCTAACGTTTCAAAATCGTATATGATACAATCGTCCATTATTTAAAATCCACGTTTGCCATGATTTCTGTCATACATGCTACAACATTTAATTCATGGTCTGCCACAAAGGCATCTTTGTATTGATAGTCTGCAAGGATAAGAACTAATTGTGGAATAGATCGAGGTTCTATAAATTCATTCATATTATCATATAAGCCACGAAAGATTCCTACAGTATCTTGGTCCATATTGTTTACGACCCAAGACCTCATCTTCTTGAAATTCTTTTCTTTTAAACTGGTAGAAAGCTCAGCAAACCCAGCTCCGCTAGGATTAATATCACTGCCATCAATACTACTCCCACCAATACTGCTTCGTTGTCCTTCATTTATTACTCTCCTCCAGTCCGGTGCGTATTTCATAATTAGATCAGCTACAGCTTTCGAATCATAAGATACGTTTTCTTGGTCTAATATATATACGAAACGTTTATAAAATTGAGCTGCAATATCAGCTAGTGCTTTCTTTGACGTATTAAATTCATATACGCCACACCGAGAATGTAGGGGTTCAATAACACGATTCTTAAAGTTACATGTTAAAATGAAACGGCAATTATTTGCAAACTCTTCCATGAAACCACGAAGAGCTGGCTGTGTTGATTGTGGATTAAGATAGTCAGCCTCATCGAGAATGATAACTTTATATCCACCTTGTAAAGATACAGACGAAGCAAATTGTTTTATCTTGCCACGTAGTGTATCGATGTTGCCTTCTTCAGATCCATTGATTACTATATAATCGAGATCGAGCTCGTTACACATAGCACGAGCAATTGTAGTCTTACCAAGACCAGCGGTACCAGTAAACAGCATGTTAGGCATGTCACCAGTATCAACTATTTTTTGAAATGTATTCTTTAAGTCTGCGGGTAAGATTGTATCGGCCACTTTCCGCGGCCGGTACTTTTCAACCCATAAGAAATCTTTACTCATCTGCTCTCCTCATAATGTAATAATAATATTTTAAACCAATTTTGAGCAAATGTAAACTATTCAGATTCCGCAGCCTCTTCTTCATCGCGTTGTTCTACGATTTGTATAAGCTGAATACACTGGTCTCGTAGTGTACCAATAGTACTAAGCTCTTCGCCTTTGAATCCACCACGCTGCGTAATAGCATCAATAACTGCTACCGCTGAACGGCTAACTCGGTTACATAGATCATAAACCTGTTCGTGATCTGACATAATAATCTCCTATTAATCTTTGTAGGTTGAGGACTTTTCGAGGGCTACCCAATACTTTAAGTCCATATCATCTGAAGTACTGGTGAACTGTGATATAAGCTTCGATGATATTTCCACTTTATAATCAGATGGAATCATACGAAGGTTACTAATATTTAAAATGAATTTAAAGTCTTCTGACTTGTATTCTCCATCAACATCAATAGAGTATGTATTCGATGTACTGTTAGTTGTATCTACAACTGTAAGTGTAACTACACCATTTGAACCAGTAATCGATACCTCGCTGTGGCCAAGTGCCGAAGCAGCACGTTTCAGGTTGGCAAGTGTTGTTTGATCCAAAGTAAAAGTAACTTCGGGATCTGGCATATTAATTGGTTTACTTGGAGACGTAAGCATTTCTGTATCTGAAAAGAAATACTTAATCTTTGCTCTACCTGACGTATCACCAATTGTAGCAAATTGATCGTCAAGTTTTAGGTTAGCGGCATCAAATAAATTTACAACCGATAAGAATTCTGGTAGATCGTATATGCCAAACGTACGATCAAATTCTTCCGGCACAGTTGCCTGAGCAAGAATATTCTTAGCTTCAGACATAGTCATAACAGACTTCCCTGGATGAATCACTAAGTTAGGATTAATCGAAGAGAAGTTCTTCAAAGTTTGCATAGTAAAGCTGGATAGTTCCATAATCAATTCCCTTTTAGTTTACTAAAATTTTTCTCTTTGTGAAACTCGAGTTTGTTTTCGAACTTCCCTTCAAGAATATCACCTTTATGAGAAATAACAAACACGTTAGTATCGTCATCTAATGTGTGTATTATCTTCATAAGATTGTCAACACCTTCATAATCTAAAGATGAATCGAATGTTTCATCCAAAATAAGCAGGTTAGTTGCAACCGAGTTCTTCATCTTGGCTATCATGCGCCAAGTAAAGAGTAACGCCAGATCGATACGCTGTTTCTCACCCTCGGAAAACGAGTCGTAAGTAAAGGCGTCGCGATGTCTGGATCGAATAGTTTCTGAGAATGCTTCGTCCAGGTGAAAGGATACGAAGAAATCTAGAACCTGTAAGTATTGATTTACGAGTTTATTTATAACCGGTAAATACTGTTTAATAATTTTTGTTTTAATTCCTGTGTCTTTGAGCATTTCTAGTATAACACTATTATAACTCAAAGATTCGTTTAAGTACAATCTTTTTTCAAATAAATCGTCTTTTTTTCCTTTTAATAGTTCAAGGTCAGTTTTAGACTTGGCCACATCACCATCGTTGCCGCGTATCTTTGTTATTGCATCATTGATATTTTGTATCTGGCCTTGAAGCCTCACGATTTCTCGATTGTTAGAAGATATAGATGCTGTTTTATTTCGTATGTCTTCTGAGGTATTTGTAAGTTGACTTAAAGCATCTTCCACAACAGTTGACTGATCACCTACATCGTCTAAAGCTTTTTGTATTTCTGCTGCTTTTGTCTTAGCAGTAGTAAGTTTTGTTGATCGTAGTTCTGAATCAATATCTTGAGAACATGTTGGACATGTATCATTTTCCTCGTAAAACTTTGTTTCTTTAACGAGTGTAGAAATCTTCTGATTGAACTCAGCTTTGTATTGTAACAATGCTTGTTTCTTATCATGATTCTTTTTAAGGTCTTCTTGTAAGCCAATAGAGCTTTGATCAATCTCATCTGACAAAGTAGCATTACTTGTTTGCAATGTTTGTATCTCGTCATTGACATCTTTTATTTCAAGTTCTTTACTTTCAATCTGGTCGTTACTAAGACTTTCAACCTCTTTAATATATTTTGATTGTAAGTCAATCTTTTCTTTTGCGAGTTCTAAATCATATTCTGTAGACTTTATATCTTCTTTGAGTAAACCATTCTTTTCTTTTAGAATAGTATTCATCTTAGAGAATACATTAATATCCAGAAGATCCTCGATAACATCACGCCTAGCGCCGGCTGCAAGTTGCATGAAGGGAATGAAGGAGGAACTGCCGAGCACGACGATCTGGTGAAAGCTTTTATGATTAAGCTTAATGATGTTTTGCTCGAGGATCTTCTGGTACTCTTTGGAATGAGAGGACTGATTTATCATAGTCCCGTCTTTCCAAATCTCGAATATGTTTGGCCTGATACCACGAACTATTTTATAGTTCGAACCAGACACGTTGAATTGAACTTCAACTAGACAATTCTTATTATTAATCGAATTAAGAAGTTGAGGCTTACTAATATTTCTATGTGCTTTACCGAATAACGCAAATGCCAAAGCATCAAGCATGGTCGATTTGCCTGCACCATTGTGGCCTACAACCAATGTAGTTTTTGAGTCAGTAAAGTCTACTGTGGTAAAAGAGTTTCCTGTAGAAAGGAAATTCTTCCACTTTAAGGTGGTAAATTTAATCATGCTATTTCGAGTGTCTGTGCTTCCACATATAGATCGTTCATTTCTTTTTTGATACGATCTTTATCCAACTCTGTCTCCACGTTATCAATGTATGTATTAACGAGAGATGTTGTATCTTCAAGAGATACGTTTTCATCTTCTACGTTACTTCCAATAAATTCTGAAAAATTATCTTGAATTTTGAGTTCATATATTTTCCTATTCTGTATTCTATCAACAAATCGGTCGAATGTAAATAGGTCATTTTTATTAATTACTACAATTTTTACAAATTTATTGTCTAGTGATGTAACGTCATAATCTCCGAAATCAGCCACCACATCGTCGTAATAGATCCGATGGAACAAAGTATGAGGGTTATGGATAGGAGTAAGGTCACGTGTTGATGTATCCAAGATGTGAAAGTATTTTTTGTCGTGGGCGTCATTCCAGAAAAACTCCATTTGTGATCCAAGGTAATGGATATTACCTTTATTTGATTTTGTATGATAGTGTCCTGATAACACCATCTCGAATCTATCGAAGATAGAAGGGTCCATGCCATGCGTGCTTTCAATACCCTTCATCATTTCAAAACCGTCAAGTTCTAAATGAGCACCGAGGATTGGAGCATCACATTTTTTAATAAATTCTATGTATTCTTTTTCATTCTCAGGATTAATCCATGGAACCATTGCAATCTTAAGTTCATCATATTCTAAGACTGTAGGATTATTTACGATATGTACCTCATTCATATAATGTCCAAGTAACTCTTTTAATGAGTTCAAGTCATTTGTATTCTTATAGTACGTATCATGGTTACCACATATAATATCCATAGTGATACCATACTCACGTAACTTATGAAGGAACATCTTACGATTACGTGTAAGTGCTTTGAAGTTAATAAACTTACGATTGTCATAGTAATCACCGAGGTGAAGAATATGTTTTATATTATTTTTTAAGAGATAGGGGAAAAATACTTCATTATAAAATTTGTCTGCATTATCTAAAAAAATATCAGAAGAATTGCGAACACCACAATGGGTGTCATTCAATATAGCTATTTTCATTCATCATCCATAAATGTTTGTAGGTCAGAATCAACACGCATAACTCGTTTCTTACGTGTCTTTTCTTCTTGTACATATTGACGAAACTCTGTATCACGTTCTTTTACTTTATCAATACGATCTTTGAGTTGATCGACAAATACCTGTACAGCATTATTAGCAGCTTTATCTTCAACGTCTCCGAACACGTACTGTTCAATACCAGACTGTGATAAGTACTTGAGTTTAATGTCTTGTTGTTTCTTTTCTTTTGCGATACGACGTAGGAATGCGTACCAAGAAATTTGAGTGAAATACGCGAATGCGTTTGGGTTACCTGATCGTGTAGCAGCTTCAATGTTATAGTTTTCAATAGCCTTTAGACAATTCTCAACTGCGTCCATCACCATCTCTTCACGATAAGTGTAACGTATGAAATTAGATTTATGTGATAAGCCTTCGGCAATTTTAAGAAAGCACTGCGCGATGTAATTAGGAACAACTGGAAGCGTGGATTCTTTTTCTTTTGCTTCCTTCACTACTGTACAATAATCAACAACTGCCTGTGAAAATTCTTTGTTATTTACGTAGTGAATGCTTTTCTTCTTGGCCATAATATATCCTCATTCAATATTTCTATTCTATACTATATTTCAATAAAAGTAAACTAAAAAAATAATTTTTTTT